TTTCAGACTATCTCCACCAATGCCACCACTGGGGCGGAGACCCTCACTGGTTCGTTCGGGTTCGGCATCGCAAACCCCGCAGGTGTTGGCATCACCGCTGGTACGGGCACCGTCTACGAGACCTCCGTTGCCCGCAACAACGGCATCGTGACCACCTCGATCATGCTTGACCTGACCGGCCTGCAGTCTGGCGGCACCGCTGGCGACATCATTGGTACTAACGGTGCGGGCGTGGCTTACATTGCTCAGGTCACGACTGCCGACAACGGCACCGTGTTCGGTGTCCGCATGACATGCTATGAACTCCCGGCTGGTGGCGACACCGACATCGACCTGTACTCGGCTACCGAAGGCACGGGCGTTGAGGACGTCGCAATCTCGACCCTGACCGAGACCCAGATCATCAACTCCGGCACTCTGGCTCTGGGATCGGCTGTCTTTGGCACCGACATCGCGGCCAACCAGTACCTCTATCTCGTTGGTCAGGGCACGGCGAACGCGGCCTATACCGCAGGTCGTCTGCTGATCGAAATCTTCGGCTACGACGCCTAATAGGAGCACAGCATCATGGCTGGGACAGAGGTACGCAGCGGCCACCTGCACAGCAGTGGCTTCATCTTCAAGAACAGGGCCCGCGTTAAGGCGCTCGACGTTGTCGGCGGGAGCGAGGGTGGTCTGCTTGAGGTCTGGGACACTGATGTCGTGCCCGTGGCTGCCACCTATGGGCGCAGCACCGATGTCGTGACCGTGACCAAGAGCGCCCACGGGCTTAAAACTGGTGACATCGTTGGCATCTCTTATCAAGAGGCCAGCGGCGTCATCGCGACCCCGGGCAACTATCCGATCACCGTTACTGGAACGGACACCTTCACCATCACAGACATCAACAGTGGGACCATCGCCACCAGCACTGTCTGCAGGTACGTCCGTAGCACCAAGGGCGGCTATAACGCAGGGTGGCTTGCCACCTACCACACCTCTGCGACGGATATCTTCTTCAACGGGTTTTCCGTTCCCGGGGACGGCATGATGGCAAACATCGGCATTTACGTCTACGCCTCTGGACTGAGCTCTATCAACATCTACTACGGATGATGTGATGGCAAAGACACCAGCGTGGACCCGCAAGGAAGGCAAGAGCCCGAAAGGCGGTCTGAACGCCAAGGGTCGCGCCAGCTACAACAAGGCCAATCCCGGGAAACCGGGGTTGAAAGCCCCACAGCCAGAGGGTGGCTCGCGCCGTGACAGCTTCTGTGCCAGAATGACGGGCATGAAGAAGAAGCTCACGTCGGCCAAGACGGCCAATGACCCCAACAGCAGGATCAATAAGAGCCTGCGAGCATGGAAGTGCTAGGAGAACATCATGAAGGGCAAGACCGGACGCACCGCGACCACTGTAAACAAGGCTCCTTCAAAGCCTAAAAAGACGTACACGACATCTGCCGGGGCGCAGCAGTATGTGCGCGGCAGCACCTCTGGTGAGCGTCGAGACAATCTGAACAAAGCGCAGAAGTCTGCGTTCAACAAGCCGGGGTCCAACTCCGCTCTGACCAACAATCTGGCTGCAGCCGGGTGGGCACAGGAGTCTCGCCTTATCAAGAATATTGTTGGCCCCAAAGAGGCAAAGACTAGCAGCACCGTGAAGATGTATGACAGAATGGAGCGAGATCGCATGGCGCTCGCCAAGGGCAAGAAGAAGAAGTGAGCGCACCATGCCACTGAACGCCAAGGGCAAGAAGATTAAGGCCGCGATGGCCAAGCAGTATGGCAAGGAGCGCGGAGAGCGCGTATTCTATGCCGCAGAGAACAAGGGCACCATCAAGGGTGTGGCAAAGAAGGGGACGAAGAAATGATGGGACGCATGGATATGGGCAAGCAGATCGCGACCGCTCCGGCGTCTCGCGCCGCTGGTATGCCGGGTGCAGAACGCCGCATGGCGATGCAAAACATGGCCAAGCCCGTTGTCCGCATGGGCAAGGGCGGGAAGGTTGGCCGTGGTGACGGCTGCTGCATGAAGGGCAAAACCAAAGGGAAGATGTACTGATGTATGGATTCAGGAGAATGGCCACTGGCGGCTCTGTCTCTAAGACAGCGTCCAAGGCCCCATCAAAGCCATCCGCTCCAGCGAAGGGCGTCTCAAAGCCTGCGCCCAAGGCGTCTGCTCCCAAGCCAACTCCTAAGCCTGCGCCTAAGCCCGCGCCCAAGCCCGCGCCAAAACCAGTTGCCGCTGCTCCAAAGCCAGCCCCCAAGCCAGCTCCTAAACCAGCCGCTGCCGCTCCCAAGCCTGCACCCAAGCCTGCCCCCAAGCCTGCTCCGAAGCCTGCCCCGAAACCTGCTCCGAAGCCTGCGCCCAAGGCTGCAGCCCCGGCCCCTAAGCCAGCTCCGAAGCCCGCCCCGAAGCCAGCACCTAAGGCAGCTGCCCCAGCTCCAAAGCCCGCTCCGAAGCCAGCTCCGGCTCCCGTGAAGGCTGCTGCTAAGCCTGCGCCAAAGCCTGCTGCGGCGGCACCAAAGCCTGCACCCAAACCAGCAGCGCCCGCTCCCAAGCCCGCGACGGCAGCAAAGCCAGCTCCAAAGACAGTATCTCCGACTGTTAAGCCAGCAGCGACCAAGCAGGCTGCGCCTGCGCCCAAGGCGGTAGTGCAGGCAAAACCCGCCGCCCCCGCCAAGACAGCGGCTTCCGCGGCCAAACCAGCAACTCCGGCAAAGCCTGCCGCCACAAAGTCCGTTGCAACCCCAGCCGGGACTAAGTCGGTATCGCCCACATCAACAGCTGCCAAGGTTTCGGCCACGCCAGCGGCGAAGGCCACGTCAGCTGCACCGAAGTCTACGGCTCCTGCGACCAAGACTGCAGCGCCCGCCAAGGCTGCAACGCCCAAAGCGGCAGCGCCGACCAAGAGCGTCTCAACTCCAGCTGGGACGAAGTCAGTCTCCGCCACGTCGTCCGCTGCTTCAATCAAGCCGTCGGGTCCAGCTAAGGCTGTTGCGTCTGCGCGGAAAGCCCCGGTTGCGCCACGGAAGCCAAAGAGCGCGACAAAGCCTACGGCCACCAATGTGAAGCCAAAGGAAGCTCCCGTACTGGGGAAGAAGGCTACGGCCCCGACCATGCTCCAAAGCATGCTCCAAAGACTGGGCCAAAAGCCGTCAACTGCAGTCAAGCCCAAGGCGACTACGGCCCCTGAAAAGACGCCGACAAAGCCAGCATCAACTGCGGTAAAGCCCAAGGCGGCTCCGGCTTCTGAGAAGAAGCCGACAGCCCCCGTCAAGCCAAAGACTGCAGCGCCATCCGTGAAGCCAGCGGCAGCACCCGCGACAAAGCCAAAGGCGACCACTGACACCAAGCCAGCAGCTCCAGCGGTAAAGCCAGCTGTGGCTCAGGCACCAGTGGCTGCCGCGCCTAGGGCTCCTGCTGTTGCTCCAGCTCAGCCAATGCCTATGGCTCCGGTAGCTCCTGCCGCAGTGGCCCCAATGGCACCACCGATGCCAGCCCCTCAGGTGGCACCCATGGCCGCAGCAGCAGCGCCGATGGCACCAGCCGCAGCACCAGCCGCCGCTATGGCTGCTCCGGGCCGCGCAAATCCGTATGCAGCTGCTTTGCAGAAGTTCAGCCAGACGCCAGCGGTGGCCAGCCCATCTCGGGCGTCTGTGTACAATCCTGCGCCCGCTGGATATCGCCCCGGAATTGACCCGGAGCACCAGTACTTCACTAAGCCACCTGCAGTGGCGATGCCAACAGCTACAGCGCCAGCTCCAGTTGCAGGTGCTGGGCAGGGTGCGAGTACGAAGCCCGCGTCATACAGCCCATCAGCGCCGGACAGGGCTACCCCTGCGCCTGCTGGCGGAGATGGTCGTGGTCGTGGCACTACGTCCATGGCAACAATCGGCTCCTACCTGCCGGGTGGTGTAAACACGAATAATCCGGGGAGCCGCGTCAATCAGGCAGTGGCTTCCTTGAGCCGACCGCAGGGCAAGCCTACGCAAGCAAACAGGCCGGTTGCCCGTGATGTGGCTACAACCAACCCGTCCAAGGCCACCAAGGAGTCGATGGCAAAGGCTGCAGCCGCCAATGCTGGAAAGACTTCTGCTGCCCCGAGCAAGACCTCTACGTCTAATGCTGGGGGTAAAGGAAAAGAGGCCGATGCAAACAGAGCCGATGCATCCAAGGGAAAGTACGGAAAATGACGACGACAGGAGGATCGCGCAATGGCTAAGAAAACCACCAAGGTCTCGACTGAGGCCACTGCAGACGTGACAGATGTCGAGGCGGCAGCGGAGTTTACTCCATGCCGTCAATGCGGAAACCCGGGAAGCTGCGCCCGCGCATCTAAGTGCTCGAAGGGCTTCAAGTAGCCATGGGTCGCACCAACGAGAAGCTGTGGGAGCAATCCAAGGCGCAAGCCAAGGCCAAGATGGGCGGGAAGCACTCCGCCCGCGCCATGCAGCTCGCTGGTAAAATCTACAAGGAGAAGGGTGGCGGTTACAGCGGGGAGAAGACCGCCGCCCAGAAGTCCCTCAGCAAGTGGGGGAAAGAGGACTGGGGCACCAAGAGCGGAAAGCCGTCCACCCAAGGGCCAAAGGCCACTGGCGAGCGCTACCTTCCGAAGAAGGCGCGTGACGCGCTGACGTCATCGGAGTATGCTGCGACCACCAAAGCCAAGCGCGAGGGCACCGCCAAGGGTAAGCAGTTTGTGGCTCAGCCAAAGCGCATCGCAAAGAAGACCGCGAAATTCAGGGACTAAGCCATGGCCGTCATCGTACCCGATCTGCCGGAACTCTTCGAGGAGGCCTTTGAGAGGGCTGGCCTTGAGATGCGCTCAGGGTATGACCTGAAGACTGCACGTCGCAGCCTCAACATCATGACGCTGGAGTGGGCCAATAGAGGCCTGAACCTCTTCACCATTGAGTCTGGCACTCAGGTCCTGACCCCCGGCACGGCGTCCTACACGATGCCCACTGGCACAATCGACCTGATCGAGCATCAGCTCCGCACTGGCACCGGAACGAATCAGACCGATACGTTCCTAGAGCGCATCTCGGTGTCAACCTACGCTCAGCAGACCAATAAGCTGATCACAGGCAGGCCGACCCAAATCTTCGTGCAGCGCCTCTCCACGTCCACGCAGGTGACGCTGTGGCCTATCCCTGACACGACTATGCCGTACACGCTCTTCTACTATCGCCTGAAGGGCATCGACGGTCTTGCCTCTGGCATCGGTTCAGACACGACGATGGTGCCCCCACGCTTTGTCCCTGCGCTTGTAGCGGGCCTTGCCTACTACATCGCCTCGAAGAAGCCAGCCGCTCAGCCCATGGTCCCGTCCCTGAAGCAAGCATACGAGGAGCAGTTCGCCCTTGCGGCTGACGAGGATCGTGATCGCTCGTCCGTGTCGTTCGTACCCATGAGCCCGTGGAGCTATTGATGGCGTACGCAAGGGGCAGTAAGGCGTTCGGGTTCTGCGACAGGACTGGTCGCAGGTACCCCCTGAGCGACCTCGTCTATGAGTACCAGAACGGCCAGCGCACAGGGTTTCGCGTCGGTAGGGATGTGCGTGACCCGGATCAGCCGCAGAACTTCTTGGGCAAGGTCAAGGTCAACGACCCTCAGTCTTTGTATGACCCGCGGCCAGATACTGCAATTCTTGAGTCCAACGCCCTCTGGGGGTGGAACCCCGTTTGGAATCCGGCGCAGTACATGATATCGTCTATAGGAACCGTGACCGTGGTCACAACTGATGGAGAATGACATGAAGTCCAAGGTCATGGGCGTTGATGCCGCGAATCGCCGCAAGAACGCGAAGTTGAAAGTTACCGCATCCGGGGGCACCAATCCGGGTGCCAACTTGAAGCCGTTGAGCAAGCCAGCCCCGATGGGTGGTGCCGCGAGCGGGGTCTCGAGAGGGGTTTCGGGTACTGGCGCTGGAGGTGGCGGTAAAATGCCTCGCCCGAAGCCTCGTCCAGACAGCAAGATGGCCCCCAAGTCGAGCATGCGCCCTCGCACCCGCAGCGACAAGAAGGCCGAGGATGATGCTGACGCAGCAGCAGATCGCGCCATGAAGCACTCACAGCCGCCGAAGCTGGTGTACAAGGCTATGGGTGGAAAGGTTTCTAAGATGGCCATGGGCGGAAAGCTCAAGATGGTCGAAAAAGACGGGAAGAAGGTCCCGGCGTTTGCGGCTGACGGCGTTGGCAAGATGGCCATGGGCGGCATGTGCCGTGGCATGGGTGCTGCCAAAAAGGGCGGCAAGTACAAAGAATAAGTTCAATAGAACTTCTGGGTGACCCATGAACTACGCGGAGCTCTCGCAGTACCTGCAG